TATCCTATGCCTGTGGTGTTAAGTAACTGATGTCCAACATTGAACATCACCAAAACGTCAGTGTAGCTGTCACCAATTTCACTATCTGGACCATCAACAAAGTCAATAATCTTTAAAGGTAGTGTATTAGTGGTGGCTGCTGTACTTCCGTCAACAGCATTTCTGCTTGTACCGATAGCCGTGCTGCCTGCCGTTTGCACAACTGCAACATTTTTACCAAGGTCATCTTGGTTTAAAGTTTCATCCGACTGCATTTGCATTACTATAAATGGGTCAGATGCGACATAGGCAACAATATCATCTGCTGCTGTTGAAGCAGGGAAATATTGGTTTGGTGTGAATTGACCTGTTGAAGGGTCTGTGTAAGCACATCCTAAAAATACTCCAATGGGTGTACAAGCCGTAGTACCAGTATCTTTTTGAATAGTGGTATTAGGGTTATCGTCTGCCCACTTTACAAAATCGCCATAGAATATATCCGTTCCATAAGCGTTTTTAATTTTGTAGTGAGTAATTTTAGCGTTGTACGCACAAGACACTAACGAACTTACAGGTCTAGCACCGAAAGGTGTAGCTGATGAAGCCATTATTTTCTCCTTGTGTTAAAACAATTACATATCCAAGATTAAGAATCTCTTCCAAAAGTTGTCTTTGATTTTCTTTCAAAGACTTGTTTGGTCGCCATTCTAGAGTCTTGGTCTTTAAAATACACATTATCCACAGAGTCCATCTGAGTTTGAGCCATGCTTCTGAAATGTTCATCTCTAGCTCTAGCCTTGTCAGAGGGCATCTTGCATAACAGTTGTCCACCTATCTCTATGTTTCCTTTTTCTGCCCATTCAGATTTATAGTCCATCATTTGGATATGCAACTCAGGGTGGTCTTCTGCCCTACATGGAATCCATCCCTCTCGGAACTTCTTCGATACATTAGGATTATCAGAATTACCCAAGATGCTTGTTCTTATCCATCTAAAGACCCAACCTTCTTGGTTATTAGGATTAGGTAGATTTAGGGGGTTTTCCCAATCTTGATTGTGTTGGGTGACCTCTCGGTCTTCTGCTCCTCTCGGAGTACGCACTTGTTCAAAAGAGTCTTCTGTAGATTCTTCTATTACTTCCGTTTTATTTTCTTCCATTTAGGACTCCTCCAATAATAATTGTTTTGCGTATTGTTCAGGGGTTACTCCAAGCTGCCGTGCTACCGCAAGCTGGTCCTTGCTCAATCGTACTTTGCGAGAACCTTTATTAGACCCGCTTGTTCTCGATGCGGGTGCAACCACATTTTGTGGCTGACGTTTTTCTTGTGTTGGTGTTGCTACTTCTTCCGTTGTAGTCACACCAAAGAAACTGGGGTATTCATTACGCATAGCTTTATCTACTTCATCATAGTAAAGCTTAGAATCATTCTCAGGTAATACACCTTGGTTGCGTAACCTTCTATCTATAGTCATAGCATAAGATGTCATTTCTTGATGCTCTGGCACTGTACTCATAAACCAAGGATTTCTTGAAGACCATGCTTGCATATCAGGGTCTAACTGTTGTGGTTCTGGTTGTACAGGATTATTTAACTGTTCTTGTTGTAATTGTTGAGTAAGTTGATTTTGTAAATTCTGTGAATATGATGCAGCAGATTGTTCTGCTAAAGACGCTTTAGTTAACTCATCTTGAGCCTGTGCCATAGCATCAGCATCACCCTCGTCATAAGCTGCTTTAAATTTAGCTTGTGCATTTAACTTTGCCCATTGTGCATTGTTAGTAGCTTGTTGATTTAAGACTTCTCCGCCTTGGTCTACTATAGCTTGTAATCTTTGATTTTCTTGCATCAAAGTTCTGAGCCTTGTTACAGCTTCTTGACTTTGACTTTCTAAAGCTTGTTTTTGTCTTTTTTGTTCTTCTCTTTCGTAGATAAGCTGGTCTATTCTTTTACCTGCTCTTTTAGAATAGTTTTTGATTTCTTCATCTAAAGTAGCTTCATCTGTTTCTTCTTCAACCTCTTCTTCTACTTCTGGCTCTTGTATATCGTCTACAACCTCTACAGACAAATTATTATCTGCTTCTTGCTTTGTAGGTATTTCAGTTTTTACTCCAAAGAATTTTTCTTCTTCAGACTGAGGTACAAGATTGCCTGTGCTATCAGGTTGAAATTCAGTTTCTATTTTAGTTTCTACTGTTTGCTCACTCATGCTCTAACTACTCCTGTAGGGTCTTCAACTACTGCTTCCACAGTATCGTCATTAATTAAACGAAACTCTTGACCATACATCTTCATGCGTGTGCCTGAATAAGCACGAAAGACTACCCAATCTTTTTCCTTGCACCAAGGACCACTAGGAAATCTTCTTTCATCTTGATAACAGTCAGGACCTAATTTAATTACCATGCCACATATATTACTGACTTCTTCATCCTTAATAGTTTGATTAGCCTTTAATATACCGCCCTCAGTCTTTTCATCTGCTACAGGCATAGCTACCAATATTCGATAGCCTGATGGGTCAGGTAATTGTTTTTTATTAGACTCAACCTCTTCAGGTGTGAGTTCTTCTTTTTTAGATTCTGCTACTACTTTTTTCATATTGCACGACTTATAGGTGTCGAGTTCCTATTGACGAGTATGTTGTTCTATCCAGTCCAACATTTCTCGTTCTGCGAGAGCTAACCCCTCGATAATACCTGATATCTTTTTATACTCCTCAAAGTCTTTTACACTTCCAGTTGCCAAAAAATCAGTATGTTCATTCATCAATGTCCGAATCCTTTTACCTAAATATTCAGATAGTGATTGCTCATTGATATCATTATTCATTCTTATTGACATCATCAACTAATTCTTTGACCATGTCAATACCAGATTTAAAGTCATCTACTGATTGCTTATTGATATCAATTTCTTTTTCTAGCAAATCGCTTGCAATTCTTTGTCCTATTTTAACACCCTCTATAGCTTGCTCACTTTCTATTCTTTCTTTCTCCAACTCAACTTGGTCTTGTTGTTTTTGAGCAGCCAACGTAAATCTAGCTTGGTCTCCTAAAGCTTTACGTTGAACTTCAGCTTGTTTAATATCTAACTCTCTTTGTTTAGCTAGTATTAGTGGGTCTTGCATTTGCTGATTAATTCTTTCTTGTTCTGCTTTCATCATAGCAGCTTGTGATACTCTAGTTGAAGCCTCAGCCACAAGCTCTGATATTCTCTTCTCTACGTCTGCTGGTAAAGGTTCTCCTAGTGGAGGTAACTCAATACCCATTTCTTTTTCTACTTCATCTCTATACTTCATGGTTAAGTGTTCGAGAACGTAAGCAGAACCTGATGCTAAAATACTTGGAGCGTTTGGAGATTGTGCAACTAGCTTTTGTATCTCAGGATTTTCTTGTGCAGAAACCATAGTTTGTATATGTGCATCATGGTCTTGGAACGTATAAGCTTTGACTGGTTTATTGTTTATTAGATTCTGTACCGCAGATACAGGGTCTACAGGCGGAACATCATCTTCATCTGGAACTATGTCATCTACATCCTGTATGCCTAATACATCAAGCATTTGCCTGTGTAATTCTTTTAGGTCATACATCTCAGGAGCAGATTGCGATAACTGAAATGCTGCTTGATACTGCATAATTCTTTGAGCCATTGTTGCTGCATTAGGGTCAGATACAGGCATAACATCTACTCGCTTGTCGAAGTCAGTTATCTTAATATCTTCCTCTTCATCTGTTTCATAAGGGTAAGATGGCTCACCAAAATCTTTTATTACGTTCACTAAGATATCAAACTCTTTACGCATAGAAGCATGAAGTCTTGCTTGTACCGCAGTCATAACTTTCATGTTTCTTTCTAGCAAAGCTAGGGTAGTTCCGACAGGTGCTTGTGAGTTCATATCTGATACTTTCATATCCGATATGCTTGCGAACCTTCTACCTTCTTCAACTATGTTCTGTAATAAAGAATATAAAGTTCCTGATGGTTCTTTATAAGGTAAGAAGGTTATATTGTCCTTGATAGCACCACCAGCTATATCTACATCTCTAAATTCTCCAGGCATGATAGGTGTATCGTCACCTTTGATTCTAAGACCTCTAGCCTTTAAACCACCTGGTAGATTAGATAGCGTACCTGCATCAACCAACTGTCTGAGTAAGCTAGTAGCTGATTTAGCTAAACCGCCTATCATGTGTATTAAACCAAACCCATAGAAGCCTATACCTGGTAGGTATTGATAATGCACAAAGTGTGAACGTCTTTTCTTTTGTGGGTCATCTTCGTAATAGTTTCTACGAATACTCAAGACTATGCCTGAAGGATAATCGACAGTTACCACATAAGGTAATGCGATACCTGTAGGCTGACCATTAGATTCATCTTCAAAACCTTTGAGGTCTAAATTAACCTGCATCTCCAATACAGTATGCCTTTGGTCGTAGGAGTTGTTTTGCATTTCTCCTGTTAACTCATCATACTTTTCTTGTACGTCTGTATAAGTGCGGTCTCCGCTTGCTACTTCTACATCACGATAGAATCCATTTACCTGCATCTTACGAATATCATTAGATGACATACGCATAACGTGAGTTGCTCTCTCACAAGTATCTAAATCACTAGCACCATAGTTAACAACTACATCCTCTGAGGGAACAAAGATACCACTAGGTCTTCCTAATGTTGGGTCGTAATAAACTTTTCTAAAAGCAGAACCAGCTAAAGGTAGAGAAAATAATAGCTTCTCTGTCTCAGTTCTATATTCAGCCATCTCATAAGTCAGAAGATAGTTCATATAGTCTTCTACTCGTTGAGCCTGTTTTTCTTTTTCGTCAGTTATCTTTCCAACTATCTTGGTCTTAACTGGACCAGCAGCAGGGAATATTTCTGCTATTGCCTGTGACTGAAAACGTATTACTGCTTCTGATAGCATAGGGTGGAATACACCGCACGCTCCATTCCAAGGCTGGGTTCTCTCTTCTATCTTTAAACCTAGCTGGTCTAATCCTTTGGTATAGGTCTCTTCCCATTCTTTTCTAGAGTCCCTATCCATATTAAATGCAGATATTAAATCAGAACCTATGTGTTCTAATTCTTGGTCGTCTATAAAATCAACGAGGTTACTGCCAAACTCTGAATCAGGCTTTTCTTCTTGCGGGTCAAAATCTATAACCATACCGCCATCTTCTGTGGCTATGGCTACAGAGTCTGGATTCTCTATTGCAATTTGTAATTCCTCTTGAGGCTCTTGTTCTATTAAGCCATCTATGGGTGTAGCTGGTTTGTCTATAGCCAATGTAAACTCCTATCAGTAATAATCTGCTTTGCGATTATGTTCAAGGGGTTCGTCTTCCTCATCTGAGTAAAGTGGAACAAACCCTCCTTGTCTAAATCTTAACAGAGCTTGCGTACTGCTATCAACCAAATCATCATGTTCTGCATTAGGAAATGCTGCAAACTCTTCTATAACTTCTTCACCCCATCTTGTTTGTGGACACCATACAACTCCAGAGGCAAACAAATCAGAAACTGCGTTTACTCTAGATATCTTATCGTTTCCACGACTAGGCGTGTATTCTTGTACTGGTATACCCATTTGCCTTAATTCAAATATCAAAGGCATACCAGCAGCTTTGCCCTCAACAATAAAAGCATCAGGCTTAAATTCTTTATACTTATCCATCGCTACTACTTTGAGGTCTGGAAATTCTAATCTTTCTTTGTAGGCATCCAACAGTATGATGTTAGGCACTATTGAGCCTTCGTCTTCATCTTCTTTATAAAATACACCCCAAGTAGTGCAAGCGGAGTAGTCTGCTCTTTGCGACTTTAAAAATGCTGTGTCCCAAGATTGTATGATGAACTCGCATTGAGGAGGTTCGTTGTAGTTCCAATCTTGCCACCACTCCCTTTTCACTAAAGCACCTTCTTCAGCAGTGGGGTTTTGCTGATACTGTGCTGACCACTTAGATGCGGGCAGTTCTGCTCGAAGTGCTTCTAATTCTTCAAGCTTCCAAAACTCAGACCATAGTGGATTGCCTGATGGAAGTATAGCGGGTAATTCTATGACTTCCCATTGGTCTGCACCGCCTCTCTTTATAGACGCATCAACTACTTGACCTGTGAGGTCTTTTTGATGCCATCTAGTCATAACTACAACAATAGCTCCTTTGGGTTGTAGTCTTTGTCGTGGACCTGAGGTGTACCATTCGTAGGTCCTATTGAAAATGTTTATATCAGAACTAGCACCCTCTTGTTCACTATGAGGGTCGTCTATAATTAATAAGTCCGCACCTTTACCTGTAACAGCACCACCAACACCTATCGCAAAGTATTCTCCGCCCTTGTTGGTATTCCATCTTCCTGCTGCTTTGCTATCAGCTTGCAAGCTCACATTAGGGAATATATTCTTATAGTCTTTACTGTTAACAAGGTTTCTAACCTTTCTACCAAAACCTACAGCCAGTTCAGCCGTGTGTGCGGTTTGGATAATCTTCTTATCAGGATATCTTCCTAGAAACCATGCGGGCAAAAGAAAAGAAGCAAATTCAGACTTTGTATGTCTGGGTGGCATATTGATGATAAGTCTTTTAAGTTCGCCATTCGCAACTCTCTCAAAAGCCTCCGCCATAATCTCATGGTGTTTACCATGTATAAAGGCAGTCCACATCTCACCAACAAAGGGGAGGAACTTGTCGTGACAATGTTCTCGAGACTTAGCCTCTTCAAGTTCCTCTAGTAATCCTAATAACTCTTCTTTCTCATCTACTGATAAGCTTTGAATCTTACTTAGAACACTACTCATCTATCTAGTATATAACTAATTACTAATAAATTACTAAACAAAAATACTAGAAGCAAACTAGGAGAGAAGTTATCTAGCCTAGATGAATACTAAACTAGATATCAACTAGGTATATCTACCTACAGATTCTACAACTATGCACCCCTTCACAAAAAAATGCAACTATTTTTTTTCGGGTTTAGGAGTCCCTAAACGTTTTCTAGGAAAAGGGGGTAGGCATACTAATAAAACCTGATAGCAAAATGCGATATGGTTGGGAATAGTTGTAATTAAATGTGCAAATCACTATGTATATATGACGTGCGTGCGTGCAGGCACACAGGGGGGTGCGGGTGTACGAGAAGCTGGCTCAAAAATAGGGTGGTACTCGCTGGGATTTGTCTCTTCTTATTAGGTCGCTCTCGCACACATGCACATGCACCTCTGTTTGGCTCGCATGTATGGGTACGTCTGTGGGTGTGCTGGTCGCTTACTGATTATCCTTTTCTAGAAGTGCCAATATTCTTTCCTCTATCTCCTCTTCTATTTGGTCTGTGGTTCGTGCTTCTTTTGTCTCTACTACATCCGAGAACAAGGCGACAGTCTTTCCTAACAAATGTAATGCTTGCACTCTGCTAGAGTCTGAGTCTGCTTCCTGACTCTCTTTGTATAGTCGTTCCAAAACATAGTTCTTTATTCGTAGGTTAGAAGCTACTGCCGATGTCTCTCTCTTCTCGATAGCCTTCTGTATGCTTAGTGCTATCTTAGGGTTTGCCACAAGCTTACTTGCTTCGACCTCTACCCATTTCGGTATCTTGCCTTCCTTGGTTAAAGCTACGTCATATACCTTTGCGTATGCTTCCTTGTAGCTACCCAACTTGCCCTTGATTATCTCGTCTACAAATGCCCTCTGTTTTATGGTCAGTTGGTCTTTCTTTTTTACTATCTCTAGTTGCGGTTTTTTTGTCTCATCCATAGGAGGAATATTAACTCGTCACAGGTTCTATGGGAACGCTCGCATGATGCTCTCACTTATGTAGATAAGAATGCAGTTGCAAATGAGGATAAGGAGAGTAGAATAGATTCCACAGAGCAAACGGATGACCCTCTTTAAAAGCTTCGCCAGCCCCACGAGGGGTTGAAGGTTCTAGAAGTAGGATGCGATTAGGTTCGAATATAAGTGAAGGTCGCATACGAATCCGCCTAAGAAAGTGGCTAGTGTGAGAGAGTGTAAAGGTTAGGTGACAGATGACCGAAGAAGCAAGACTCATAAATCCCAAAGGGAACGAGTGTGTCGTTCAGCTATCGAGGAGATACCTGATTGGAACGTAACATTAAAGAGACATACTTTGAAACTTTGGGGACAGTACCTCCTACTGTCGCTGGATGTGTGTCCAGCCTGAATGAAGCGAAAGCAGAAACAGTTGAATTATTAACCAATTAATTCTTTAGGAGGAATTATGCAAATAGAAAAATTAATAATAAGTGCTACTGAGAAGGGAACGATTGAAGGTTGGATTCCCAAAGAAGGAAGATATATAGATTTAGGTTCTACACCTGAATCAATAGCTGACTTCCTTTCAACTGTAGTAAGTCTTGACTCTGTATCTCATTCATCATCTTGTGAATTTGCTACTGAGGAAAGTAATGTTTGGAGTTACGATTCTGAGCCTTTAGATTTATTTGATAAAGGTTGGAATTTGTATCTAAGCAGAATTTAAAGAGTGGGGGCGGTCTAATAAACTGCCCCTATCTGTATCAAGGTGTGTGCCTTGACTGACGATTCCAAAAGGATGAAACAGATTTATTAACTGATGATTTCTAGGAGGTAAAAATGAAACCATCAATAGCTAGAGCGATTGCTCTTAAAACTTTGGAAGGGGGGATAACTCCTTTCCTATTGGGTGGAACAGGTGTCGGTAAATCGGCAGTTGTTCTTGACATAGCAAATGAACTTGCTGGGAACAGAAAGCTATCTGTAGATAATCTTGCACCTAACTCAAAGGAGTTTGGGTTCATAGATTTCAGATTGTCTTTACTTGAGTCGGTAGACCTTGGAGGTCTGCCCTATCTTGATAAGGACAATAATCAGAAGCGAGCGTTCCTTGGTAATCTTCCAACAAAAGGTGAAGGTCTTTTGTTCTTGGATGAATTTGCACAGGCTCATCCCAGCGTTCAGACTTTGGCTGGACAATTAATCAAGGAGAAAAGACTTGGTGAATATGTTCTGCCTGAGGGATGGAAAGTTGTTTGTGCTGGTAACAGGTCAAGCGACAGAGCGTCTTCTAACAAGATACCTTCTCACGTTGTGGGTAGGGTGTCCTTGATAGAGTTTGAACATGACTTCAACGATTGGTCTAAGTGGGCAACATCACATGGTGTTGACTCAAGAGTTATGGGTTACCTTAACTACCAGCCACAAGCGTTGAATGACTTCGATTCTAAAGAGTTGGGTTCTCAGCCTTCCCCTAGAACTTGGACTAATCTGAGTGACGTGCTGAAGACTAATCCTGATGAATCAATCATACAGGAACTAGTCAAAAGCTTTGTGGGTGAAGTGCAAGCGATTGAGTTTAAGAACTTCTTACTGCTAATGAACGACATACCGAACTTGACTGAAATAGTTGAGGGAAGATGTAAGCAGACTATAGAAGATGTTGGACTTTGTTTTGCTACTGCTACTGCATTGATTGACGTTGTGACAAATGCAAACGATAAGAAAGTTTTCACTTACTTTGAGAATGCTTTGAACTTCTTCAAGGAGTGCTACCCAACACCTGAGTTTTCTATCTTCTTTGTTAGACAATGCACAGAGAAGAGAAGCGAACTCATTGACACAGATTCTTATTCAGCCTTCAAGTTGGCGAATAGGGATTTGGAGTATTAACCCTCTGAGGAGTCTGTGAGATTCAGACGAAACATTAAACTAGGTATCGGTGACGACCTAACCCTGTGACAAGGGTGTAAGGGTTTCACGAACCTACTGCTGTATTGCAAATACTACAGGTAACTGCAACACACCAGTAGGAAATAGTGAAATATAATTATTAACCAGTATTTATTTTGTTTAGGAGGTTTTTATGACAGAAAATACTAATACTACTTTGTCGCAGAATGCCATGCTAATTCGTTTAACTACGAAATTTTGGAGTGGCATAAAAGCAGACAAAAGACTGAGAGGACACTTGGCTGAAGATAAGAATGCTGAGTCGGACTCTCTTCACGTTTCTAAACACTTGGTCGGCAAGAATGCCAACAAGTATTTTAGGAGAATAATTAATCAAGTACGCAACAATGTTTACTATCCTTTGACTTTGCCTTGGGATGACAATACGTCTGATGGTGATGGAAAGGTTGTAAGCGGTTGGAGACTTTGTCCTAACAGGGAATTTGATAGAGTGTGGGAAGCTTTAGAGAATGCAAAGACTGAATTTTATAAAGAGGTTGATGCGTTCTGTGACGAGTACCCACAGTTAGTTGAGGATGCTAAGTTACACCTCGGTGAAGCTTACGACCCTGACGATTATCCCCACGTTGAGGACATACGTTCTAAATTCAAATTTGATATTGAACCAAATGTTATTCCTGATTTAGGTAACTCTAGAGATATTAGACTTAATGTCTCTGCTAGTGTTCAAAGAAAAATTGAAGAAGCTACTGAAAGCAGAATCAGAAAAAATGTTGCTAATGTTTTTCAGACTACTGTTGAAGCTTTGGTAGAACAGGTCGAGCATATTGCGGACAAATTAAATAACTATGACTCGGACAAGGTCTTCTTTAAGAACTCAAGCTTCGATAAGTTAAGGCAAGCGTTAGACGTTCTGCCTTCTATCAATGCTGATATCTTGGGGAACGACCCTTACATTAATCAGTCACATGCTGAGTTGGTTGGAGCGTTAGCAAAAATCAATGACGTATCAAGTCTGAGAGGTGATGGCGAGTTAGAGGAGACTAAGAGAAAATCTGTAGCTGAAGATTTGACACAAGCTATAGACCCCATCAAGGATGGTATCTTAGGTAAGCTTGGAGGTAACAATGACTAACACTTCACAAGAATTGTTTGACAATTACCTAGAGCAAAAAGTTATTAAGGCTAGAGCAAGGCTGATGTCTAAAGATATCGGCATTGCTTCTATGCTACTGAACTTGCCTTTGGTTGAGTCTACTGACATACAAACAATGGCTACAGATGGCACACAAATAAAGTGGAATGGTGGATTCATTGCTAAGACTTCTGACGAGGGAGTTGAAGCGGTGTTGATACATGAAGCTTTGCATGTTGTGTTTGAACATCCTTTGAGGTTCGGTAACAGGAATCACAAGCTTTGGAATGTTGCTTGTGACTATGCCATCAATAACTATTTGTGGTACGAACTAAACTACAGACTGCCTGAAGGTGGACTGTGGAATTATGAGTACAACAACATGACTGCTGAAGAAATTTATCGAGTGTTAAGCACAGATGATGAAGCTTTTCAGCAAGCGTTGGAAGATGCTAATGATGTTGCTGAACAACAAAGGCAACAACAAGAATCAGATAACCAGCCTAATGACTCTGAAGAAGAAGAGGATTCTGACGAGGGTGAGGGCGGTCAAGGTGAAGACTCTGAAGAGGGTGAAGAAACTGAGACTGGTAAATATTCTGATGGAACTGGTTCTTGTGTGGATAAGTTTGATGCTTTGCCTGAACTTGTTGGTGAGATTATCAAGCCAACAGACGAGCAAGGTAACGAACTTGACTCCGCAAAAATTAGCGAGATAGCTGACAACATAAGGTCTAAGTTGTTCATGGCTGACAAGATGTCTAGCCTTAGTGGAACTTCTTCCCTTAGAGGTGCAGTTGAAAAGGTCAAAGGTCAAACCAGCGATTGGAGAGAAGTGCTGAGAGATATGTTAGATATGTCTATCAGCAGAGACCAATCTTGGGCAAGACCTAACAAGAGACATTTTCACAGAGGTGTTTATCTGCCTAGCAATATCAAAGACCCTAGCGGTGGTGCGGTAGCTATAGCGATAGACACTAGTGGTTCTATCTCTCAGCATGAACTGAACATTTATGCAGTTGAGATAGACGAGATAGTGAGGTCTCTTAATCTTGAAAGGGTTCTTGTTTGTTACTGCGATACGACAATCAATTCTAACGAGCATGGAGAATTTTGGGATGTCTTTGACCTAGCCAATGGTGACGAGATTGAATTGGAAATGAGGGGTGGAGGTGGAACTGCCTTTGACCCTCCCTTCAATCTCTTCAATGAACATTCAGATGATGTTGATGATGTTAATGCGTTTATCTACTTTACTGATGGTTATGGAAGAGTGTCACCTGAGGTTGAACCCAATGTTCCTGTTATTTGGGCAATCACCAACGAGTGGAAGGCACAATCCTCTGAAATGCCTTTCGGTGACGTAGTTGAAGTTGATGTTAGGAACTTCAGCTAATTAGAGAGCGATACAGGGCAAGTTAATTTCGGACATATACGAGGTTAACTTGCTCCCTGTTCGTTGCTCTACGCTCAAATATGGAGGTCGTTTTTCTCAAAACTAATCGGAAAATGTGTATTTTCCCTGATGATGGCACAAAAGTGCCGAAATTAGTTTATTAACCAATGGAGAAATGTATGAAAACATTTAATAAAATAAATAGACTCTATGTAGAAGCAAAAGGCGAGCAATTAGCAAGCAAGCTTGAGCATAGAATCTACCAGCAGTTTGTTACTGCGTATAAGGAAGAAATTGAAACTGTTTCAATGCCTATATCACCTATACTCAATGATGTTGATGAGGAAGAGTGGTTTAAGCAAGTAGCAGAAGCAATAGAAAATCTTACTTTTCATTATTATGTAAAGGAAAATGATGGTTTTACTTACAGACTTAAACTCAATGAAGATAATACGTTTAGCCTGTCTCAAGTAGGACAGTCTTGTCTTCTGATAGGAGGTAAGAATGAGTAAAGAAATTCTAGAGGAGTCTTTGAAGGCTCTTATAGATATTAACTCTAATATCTATACTCAAGTCATAGGCACTAATATTGAAGAACTATCAGGTGAGCATACCAAAGCGGTTGAATTGTTTGACTTGCTAAATTTTTACAATGAAAACATTTTCGTAGTAGAAAAGTGGTTGGACAAACTCTACCCTGAAAGGTTTGAATCTAAAGAGTCTATAAAAATGACTAGGGCAAGGAGACTTGCTTTTATTCGTGTTAACAATGTATGTGAAATAAGGGAGGATAGAAAGGAAGACAAGTTGCATAATAAACTTGTTCTTTAAATTAAAGGCGGTAGCTACTTCGGTAGTTACCGCCTTTTTTTTTGGTCTAAAATTAGTGCAAGAAACTTGCTATTTCGTGTGAAAAAATAAAATATTTACTGGTATATTTTTTGAATAGCGTGTGCGTGATAGTAGTTACTAACGTGCTTTAAAAAAAATATTTACTGGTTAACTGTTAGTCTGGTCAGGTAAACTAACACCAACTTAGATTTTTTATTGATTGATGCTGACCTGTTTTTTCTTTAGAAATGTTAAAATAGTAGTAAACAAGGAGAAAATCTATGAAAAACAAAATATCAGATGCAAGAAGAAATCAAGCTAATAAGCAAGAAGAATTTTTGCGACCTATAAAAATCGCAGAAGAACTAGGTTATGAGTTTGACATTCATTTCTTTGGTGGAAATATAGTTTTTTACAAAACTAATAATGATGGTTTCAAAGTCTATTCTACAATAGCTGAGATACTTGAAGAGTATAAAAACCATAACTAGAATAAACAGTTATTGACATCAAAATGCAAGCAGTATAGTATCTTCAGTAACTTAAACCTCCTAGTTTAATGGTTAATAAAGGAAAGGGTAGGTCGTCATACACCTACCCTTTTTTTTATGCACTTTGCTATCAAAATGCTTTATACTTCATTGAATGTTTGCAGTTATAAGACACACTTATGTCTTGGATATTAGTGATAAGTACAATTCGATTGGTGAGTGGAAGCACTACGTTTGGTTGTTTGATAATGACCTTGATGCTATGACTTATGCTATCACATTACTAGATAATCCTTTACTACTAGCCAACGAGCATTCGCTGGCTAATGCCATAGAAACTTTACAGGACAACAGGTTCTTTCAAATAGGCAGAGATAGTGTCGCAGTTGCAGAAGTTTTAGAA